AATTTGACAGGGATGGGATGCCGATGAAGCTTGCGCCCATTGACTGGATTTGGGCGAGCAGAGATTTGGAGCCCGCCGGGGAACCGAGCTTTCCAAAGGTGTTGAATGCGCCGAACATGGGCTGGCCTTACACCGCGGCGATCACGGCGACTTTGTGGCCGGGCGTGACGCCGTAGTAGTAGTCCTGGCCGGCGGTAAGCGGCTTGGAATTGGTGGTGGCGACGGGCGTATCTCCGACGGCAACGTGGCAATCGGCTTTCGGGGTAAGGCAGATGAATCGGGTGCGCGCGCTGAATGCCACGCTGGCCGCGCTGGCGGCGCCAATGGCCAGCACCTGCTCGGCCAGGGGGGGCATCTTCGGGATCTGCGCGGATTCTTCGGCGTGGCCTGTGCCCACGGCGGTTTGCAGGGATGCGAATTCGGTGACGTGCAGGTTGGCCATGGTGTTGATCCTCGGGTTCAGTGTTCAGGGGTTCGGGTCTTGCGGGTCGATGGCCGGCTCGGCCACGTTCGCCGCGTTCACGGGGATGCCGCTGGTCTCTTTCTCGCGCAGCCAGCGGCTTTGCTGCTCCAGCGTGTCGCCGGGGTTGCCACCGCGGCGGCGGATGACTTCGGGGCCGCTCACGTAGCAGCGGTCTTCCAGCTCGCCCCAGGCTTTGGCTTCCTTTAACGGGTCGATCCACGGCATGGCCGGCGGCATGTAGGCGGCGTCGTCCAGCGTGTCGGCGCGCACGCCGGCTCCGGGCTTCAGCAGGCCGGCCGCGATGGCCGTGGCGATGAACTGCTCGTACACCGGCTGCACGATGCGCCCGATGAACTCGTTGGCCAGCGTGCCGTAGATGGCGTAGCCCTCCACCAGCTCCTGGCGCTGCGCGCTGTAGGTGCCGTCATACGTGCGGGCGATGCTGCTGAAGGTGGGGCCGGCGCCCGCGGCAATGGCCTTGAGCTGGCCGCTGCGGTACGTCTCCAGATTCGGGTTCGGCCGGTTGGTGTCGATGGTGCCGATCTCTTCGCCCGGGCGCAGGTCGTCGAAGATCATGCCGGGGCGCATCTTCATGGCCCGGCTGGTCTCGCCATCCGCCGGCGCGGCGTAATCGTCCGGGCTACCCTTCTTGATGAACGCGGCCATGCTGGCGGCGATCTTGGCGGCCACGCGCTCGCTTTCCTCGTAGTCCTTCAGGTCGTCGAAGCGGTTCAGCACGCTGGCAAACACGCTCACGCCGCGCATCTGGCGAATGCGGTGCACGTTCTTCAGGTGCAGCATGTTGGCCGCAGGGATGCGCTTGGTCTGCCCCGCCGCGTACAGCGTGCCCATGTTGGCCGGGTCGCTCTTGTAGACGTGGTAGCCGGTGGGCGCGCCCCAGGCGTTCACCTCGATGCCCTGCACCACCTGCAGCGGCGCGGTGCCGTTCAAGTCCATGGGCACCATGTCGGCCTCCAGCATCTCGATGCTGAAAGGCACCTTGGTGCGGTGGTCCAGCGTGGCCAGGGTGCCGGCCACCAGCTGGCTGAAGACTTCGCCGTCGCGCATCCAGCTGCGGCACAGCAGGCGCTGCGCGCTGGCCCAGTTGTGCTGGCGCGTCACCTCCGGGGCGGTGCACCAGTCCTTCCACAGCTCGATGATTTGTTTGGCCAGCACGTCGTCGATGGTGCCGTCGGCGCGGCGCGGCTGCGGCTCGATGCCGATGCCGGTCGGGCCGACGATGTTGTTGACCAGTGTATTGAGCACGCCCAGCGCCAGGTCATAGTTCTGCTCCAGGTGGCGGGCGATCTGGCGCAGGCTGCCACCGGCGCGCAGCACCGCGTCATTGGCGCTGCCGGTCTCGCGGCGGTTCTTGTGCAGGCGGCTGGGCACCGCGGCCTCGAAGTAGGCCAGCACGCGGCGCGCGTGGGCGCGCTTGACGCCGGCGCCGGGCGACACCCAGGCAACGATGCGGTCCGCCAGCGTAGGCGCCGCCGGGTTTGTGGCGCTGGCGCCTTTGCTGGGTTTGGCCATGGGTGGGGGTCAGTCCGAGAAGTCGGCCAGCTGGTGGCGCGGGTAGGGGCGCGGCGTGGCGCTCGATGTGGACGCAATCTCTGCGCGGATCGCCTGGCGCGCCTGCATCAGTTCGTCCATGGTGCGCAGCGTCACTTGTTTGCCGTCGGCGGTGCGCACCGTCAGCTCGCCCGAGGCGATAGCGGCATCAATGGCCGCGAGGTCGGTGGTGGTGAATGACATGGGGCAAGGGTGCCCGGTGTGTTGTGCAAAATCTTAAATTTGTGCACGATCTGGCGCGCCTGCGGTGGGCAGCTGCGGCCTGCTACAGATACCCGATAAAGTTGTAAGCCGACGCGGGCGGCAAAGACTCCCCGACAAGGCCTTCGCCTGCAATGGCAGATTCACCGATGCCGTCGATGAACTGGTCTGTGTCCACGCTCAGCACGTAGAAATAGTGAGCCGTCGCGCCGTACATGCTGCACAGCGGATCAAATTGGCGATCAACGTCTGCAAGCAGCCGATACCCACCGAACACAAGCGCCGCCGTCGTGTCATCACGGTCGGTCACGAAGACCCCCGCCGGCAGCGCAACATGGGTGCGCGCCGCGATGAAGCTGTATGAGTTGTCATCGTTATTGAAGACTGGCCGCGCCTGCTCGTGGATCGCATAACCATCGCGCACCAGTGGGCTGCAGACGCCATAAGCCGATGCCGTCAAATAGTTCGTTCCCGCCGTAGCGATGGTGTCATAACAATTTTCCCACCCGGTCAGCATCGTCAGCTTGCCGCTGAAGGCGGTGGAAATTTGCGGTTGTATGAATGCGTCCCTGGCCGCCGAATAGGCGTGCCACTGAACATCCACCTTATGCAGGTCGCTGCCGATGTGGCAGACAAAAACCGTGGTGTTGATGTCCTCCGTGACATCAAGGCCCGATACCGTCTGGCGCGGCAAATCCACCTCTCCACCGTCGAAGGAAAAGGCGACGATTTTCTCCTCAAGCAATGGGGCTTCCTCGAATTCGCCGTAAAGCGTCGCCAGGCGGTGTACCAGCCGGCCCTCGCTGACAAGCTCCAGGGTTGCCGACGACTGGCTCAGGGACAGCTTGAAGTGGCACCCCATGACGTGGCTGTCTTCATTTGTGTACCAGCAGGTATTGTGGGCCTCGCTGCCGGCTGCGTTAAACGACCATCCCATGCTGGCTGTGTAGGGCGTCTTGTTAAACACCTCTGACATTTCGGCGGCCGTCAGCAGCCGCACCACGGCGCCATTGGCCAGCGCTGCGGTCAGTGCGGCGCCGGACGGCATGGCGGCGCCCGTTGGCACCCCACCAAAGTCAGCCACCGCATGGGCCACCGCATCGACCGGCGACGATGCGCTGGCGGCGGTTACCGGCAGTCGCATCACCATCACCCCGTTGATCGCGCTGATCTCCACCAGCCAGGGCTTTCCATCTGATCCTGTCAGCACGCCGTGGCAACTGGCCCATGTGCTGGTGTAGTTCACCACGACGCCACGCCCGAGCAAAATCTGCACCACGCGGGCCATCTGCCCGCTGTACATGCTTGGGAATATCTGCGCGTACTGGTTTCCCGCCTTGGCCAGCGCGGGCTCGTCGGAGAACGTGTAAGGGCTTTTCCTCGGGTCAGAGCGCAGCGGATATTGCCAGGCGTTGACGGTGGGCTTATAGGCCCGCAACACGGCCAGCGCGGGGGGGCCTGGCAGCGTGACGATGCTGCCGCCCTTGGTCATGCCGCTGAGCACAAACGCGCACTCCTTGGGGTGATCCACAAAGCCGATAACGATCGGGCTGTCCCAGTCCTGCCCGGCAAACTCCACGATCACTGCGTCGCCCACATTGAATACCGCGGCGTGGCAATCCATGTATTGGATCGGCACGGCGCTCAGGGTCTCGGCCTGGTTTACGTCCAGGCGCTGCGCGCTCGACAGCGCCTCAGCCAGTTGCACGGTGCAGGTGTTGGCCCCGGCGTCCAGCACGGTGATGGTGCCGCGCCGGTATGTGGGCAGAAACTTTTGCCACCCTGGCAGCACGGCGGCGTTCCAGAACACTTGCTCCGGGCTTTGTATCTCGCGCGCAGTCAACACGCCGTCGGATGCGTCAGGCGCCAAGGCTC